CCGGTATCTGCGGCTGGCAAACAAGCGTCCCCGTATAGCAGGGCGGTGAAGGTCGTATCGGAAGACACGGAATGATGTTTTTTGTTTAGGTTGTCTAGAGCCTCGGTTTTTGCCGGGGCTCTTATATTTTAGAGGAAAATCATGAGCGTAAAGCGAGCACTACAGATTGAGAGCGACGTGGTGACAAGTCGGTCAGTCGTGATTCCTTTCGAGTTCAAGCCGGAGACGATCCCGGCGGGTAAGAACGTTGGTGATAGTATCGTTATCACCCCGATCACGGTAAGGACCGGGTTTAGGATACGGCCGTTACTCTTGCGGATTGACAAGGTGGACAAGGATGCTATCGTGGCTCATAAGGATGTTACGTTTGATAGTGTACTGTCGGAGTTGATGGCGAAATATGACGAGTTGATCTTTGAGATCGTATGTTTGGGTATCCATAACAAGAAAGGGGACATGCCCGCTTGGTTCCGGGAGGTACTGAAGGATAATTGTACATGGGAAGACCTGTATATCCTTTTGAACGCTATCCTCTTTCGTCTGGGTTGTAACCCTTTTTCTCGTACTATCATAGCATTGGAAGCTGTGAGCCCGTTAAGCGAAGAGGAGATAATAGCCCTTCAAGAAAACAACGAGACTTGGGTAGGTCGGAGCCGGTGACGCAAAGTAGCTTCATGTTCCTTGTACTATGTAACGAGGCGTTCGGGTATACGCATGAGCGGACATTGGACAGCGATCTGGCGCTTGTCATGTCCATGCTACGGGAACATGGTTACTTGGTGAACGACCGGAACAAATCACTGCTCGTGGACGATGATGAATCCGGGGATAATCATGGCGAGTGGGTCGAGGTAATCGATTT